GTCGCCCTGGCATTTATCTTGTAATTCTATTTGGTCATATCTGTTTAAAAGCGCAACAGCCTCTGTTTTGTCTTGCTGTGACAAAATATCAAAATCTTTGAGTGAAACTTCAGTGCTCATATATTTATTGTTTCAATTTTTTCTGGAGCTTCATAATCGAAAGTTAATTGGTTTACGTCGCCGTGAAATGGTTCACAAGAATCCGAACATCCGTTGCTAATTTGAAAATGGTGTACATCTATAAACTTTTCAAAACCTTCGTCTACCATTTCTCTTATGTCTTGTACGCTTTTAAATCCTCTAAAAAATTTAATGCTTTTGTGTTTTTTTAAGACGCCATTTTTTTGTAAATGCCTTGCCATGGCTCCGGTTTGTCCATATTTCTTTTCCATTCTTTCTGGAAAATCAAAAGCTTCTGGGCTTTCAACCATAATTGTCATAAGTTTTTTATCAGATTTTTTCCAACACCAAACACAATTTCCAAAATGTTCTGGTATCTCTAAGTCAAACTTTTGATCTTCCCACCAATCTAAAATATCTTCTTTTGTTTTATTCCATTTTACCAAAGGATAAATTAAACCGAAGCTGTCAGCCGTTGGTGACATTCGATCAAATTCATCTGCTCTTATACCTATTGCCATTTTATAATCGCCATTTTTTAAGCCAAGGCTTCGTAAATATGCTTTTATTGGGTACTCTTTAAGCTCTCTGGTGCAATGCGAAGCTTTTGACCAAGGTATTCCATATTTTTTTATAACACTTTCAAAAGGTTTGCCGTCCCTAGATGCTGTTTTAAAGTTAACTATTTTTGCCGTAGTTCCTTTGCCTTTTTTTGGGTTTGTAACGGCCTCAATCCACACAGTTTGAAAACCAAACTCTTTATCACACTTGTTTATAAACTCTAAAGTCTTTTCGTGCTCTTGACCTGTATTAGCAAAAATTACTATGACATCTTTCCATTGGTCTTTGCTTTCAAGTAACTTTTTTGTTAAATAGCCAGAAGTTCTGCCGCCGCTAAAAGAAATAACCAAGGTTTGTTGTTCTTGATTCATCACACCTCGTGCCACTCTTTGCCTTCAAACAACAAGCTTTCTGCCTCTCGTCTACGAATAAGGCCTTCTAAAGTTTGACCACCAGCTTTGTTCCATCGACGCATCTCGAAGGGCACTTTTGAATAATTTCCAGCGTTTAATTCTTTGAGCATCGTGCTAGTTTTTAGGTTTTGCGGACCCAAATTAAATGTCCACGAAATTAAAGCGTCTCTTTGGTTTTGAGAAATATCAACCTCAACGTACTTATCAACATATTCCTCAAATTCTGCAAGGTCTTCTTCTAACATTTGGTCTGCTTCTTCTTGCGTACAAGTGTCACCTTCTTTTACGCCTTTTGTATGCCCAAAACCTATAGTAATTACGTCAGCACTACAGCGATAACTTTCAAGCTCACAGCCTTCAAATTTTTTAATAAGAGCCTTTCCCTCTTCTGATATTTTCATGTTATTTTCCCCATACTTTGATTTTTTTGCCGCCGTGATATTGAACGGCATGGCCCTCATTGATAAGTATTTGACAAATATCTTTGCCATCTTCCGTATAAGGGATACCCAAAATTCTACCATATTTACCTTTACCTAAAGATTTGACTTTGAAACTACCTTTGCAAAGCTCTGCCAATCTTGCTTTTGCCGCTTTACCCATAATTTTTTCTTTGGCTCTTTCTGGGTATCGCTTTGTGTTAATCCTAGATTCGGGGGTGTCAATTCCAGAAAGACGAACACGCTGTTTGTGTAATTTTACATCGAACCCCAGATCGAGGACGCAATCAAAGGTGTCTCCGTCTATAATTCTGTCGAGGGTAGCGTTGTAAACAAAAGCGTCTGGTGCATTACTCATTTTCATTCTCCTGTTCTACAGAAGCTTCTTTGTCTTGTTCTCTGTAGTATTCAATTATTGCTAAAACATTAGTTATGTATCTTTTTAACTCAGCCATATTCATGCTTAACGACTCATATCCCTGTGTGCTGAGAGCGTAGTACGCTTCCGGCGGGGCCTTGCCTTCTTCTACTAATTTCAAGTATTCAGCCATAAGTTCTGGGGTGAGAACCCTCCAAGTCAGATCTTGCATATTTACTTCAAGCGGCATCGGAGGGTGGTACATCGGTGCGGGCAAAGTGATAGTTTTTACTTCAACCGGTTGCGTACGCGGCAGCAATGAACAGCTGCACATGAGGAAAGTCAAACTAATCAGTAACAGGCTTTTCATCAAACATATTTGGGTTTGTTAGCTCCACAAAGTCAAGGCCGACTTTTTTGGTGCCTCTGTTAATTACGTTTTCTATCAAGCCAGGCTTGGCTAATGCTAGGTTTCCGAGGCTGTGTCTTTGGAAGGTGTTTCTGAGCTGGTTTACTTCTCGCATTGCTTCTTGGTTTTGCGCAGTAAGGGCGTTGATCTGCTCCGTAGTTTCTCTTTGTTTGGCCAAGTAGTTATCTATCGATGCGTTTTGCTCTTCAATCTTGCCCTCTAAAATAATAGAGTTAGCCTTCAATGTGGCTATCTCGTTCGCTTGATACTTTATGTAAAAAGCAGAACCGCCAGCGACCACAATTAAGAGGCCGGTGGCAATTGCTGCAAGTTTGAATCCCATGTATACACCCTCAGTTTACTTTCTTTCCCTTTTACTTTAATCGGTTTTAGTTCTTTTAGCAAATATTTGCAAGCTTTTGCACATTCGTATCCTATAATTATATCAACTCCAACTGCTTTTGTGCTGCTTTCATACCTGGCAGCTTCGTTGACACAATTTCCGATTGCTGTGTAATCGAACCTAGTATTTGACCCCATATTCCCAACACAGGCTGATCCAGATTGGATGCCCACACCTATAGCAATTTCTTGGTCCATCGTTTCATTGAGTTTTTTGATTCGTTCCTGGATTCTTACCGCAGCTTCTATTGCTCTGTCTTCATGCCTGGCTAAATCCAAAGGTGCCGAAAAGATGCCCATGCAAGCGTCCCCGATAAATTTGTCAATCATTCCTCCTGAACGCTGTATTTCTTCGACTTGGATCGTCAGAGTGGTATTCATTATGTTTGCTACCTCTTCTGGCGTCATTTTTTCGCTCATAGACGTAAAACCACGAAGATCTGTAAACAAAAACGTGCAATAACGCGATTCACCACCTAATTTAAGCAAATCAGGCTGTTTTTGGAGCTGTTTGACTTGTCTAGGGTCCAAATAATGCTCGAATTGCTTCTTAATCTGCTGTCTAAGCTTAAATTGTTGCCTAAAATTGAGGTAAAACGCTGTAGAAGCCGTCAAAAACTGCGAAATTAAGGCCCAGCTGACATCTATAAGCATACCTTGCTGTATAAGGTACACTCCACCATACCCTGTAAGAGCAAAAACAACAGCAAACGAGCTTATACCTAGGGTAATGCCTAAATTAAGCACCAGAAGCCATGTAAGGGCTACTGTGGCCAATAATATGGCCAATTCAGCCGCCAGTGCATAACCTGGCACATAAGGGCTGTTTTCTATGAGTATGCTTTCTGCCAAAGCGGCTTGTATTTTGTGTGGTTCCATTAACCCAGCTGGCGTTGACAGCTGCGGCATGATGCCTTTTGCTGTAAAACCAACAAATACAAACTTTCCGGCAACGTCCATTTCTGCAAGATCAGTTTGTGGAGTATTCACGAAACTTATCCACTTGCGCCCCAATGGGTCTACTTTGACTGGATTAAGGCCTTTTACTCGTATTTCTGATAATCCATTATCACTGGTATTTATAATGTAAGTATCTGCCTCGGCCAATATTTTAAGAACCTCGGTACCAAAAGCGGGCACCCATCCGTCTGGTGTGCGCATTAAAAGCGGCAAACGTCGAACCAGTGAATCTATTTCTGGTCTAGCCACAGCAATGCCTTGGCTGGCGTTTTGTTTTAAGATCTCTATGTTTTGTATGACACCCTCTACATTGATGCCACCCACATCGTCGCCAAGTATGACCGTGCCTGTTGTTGGCGGGTACTCGTTATTGTCGTTTTCAAACATAGCCAAGACACTGGGACCGTATGAAAGGGCTTCTGCAAACTGAGCATCACCACCGAAACGGTCTGGCTGCGGAAACGCAATAACATATCCCACGCCCATAGCGCCTTCATTTAGTAAGTCTACCTGTATCCTGGCTAGTGTTTGTCTGCTTAGAGGATAGCCACCCTCTTTTTCTATATCGGCTTCTGTAATATTCAATATGGTGAAATAGCCGCTTGGTTGTTGATTTGGTATTAGCGCGTCAAATGTTTTTAGTTTAAGAACCTCATAAGGTGTAATTTCATAAACTACCGGCAAGCTCAAAGCGGCCAATATAATTACAAGCAACCACTTTCGCATTATTGTTGAGTTATGCTAATTGTTTTATTGCAGTTTGACGTGCAGTTAAAAGTTACAGAGTAAGACTGATTTGTGGCACCTTTTTGTATGACATTAACATCATAATCATTGGTGTAAAACTTTATGTTAGAGGTGTGCGCACCATTGCCTTGTTGTGTTAAATTCAAATCGCCGTTATCTGCATACCAAAATACGTCTGCATCTTTATTTCCAGATCCTTTTTGTATTACCCTGGTCGAATTATTATCAGCACCATTTGCATTGTAAACATACACATTGTGGTTGCCAGTTCCTTCTTGGGTACTCCAAATATCTGAGTTATCAGCAAACGTCAAAAACTTAGCGTACATATCATTGCCAGTTTGCTCGATCTTATAAACATTATTGTTACCAGTGCCTAATATCAAAGCATCGTTATCGTTACCGGTTTGTATGATAGTAGAGCTGTTATCGTCTTGGTCCATATCTATGACCGCGTAATTGTCGTCTCCATCAACAGTAATTGACCAGACCTGACTTT